CGTTCGTCGTTCTCGAATATCGAACAGCAATCAATCGACTTCGTTCAGCACACCCTGCTGCCTTGGCTGCGACGCTTTGAGACAAGCATCGCCCGCGACCTGATTAGCGATCGGCAATACTTCGCCGAGTTTGATACGCGCGGCCTGCTGCGAGGTGATGCCGCAGCACGGGCATCTTATTACCAGACGCTCTGGAATCTGGGCGTCGCCTCAATCAACGAGATTCGCCGATGGGAGAATCTTGATCCTGTTGATGGCGGCGATACACGGTTCGTGCAACTCAACATGCAGACGCTTGATCAAGCGAATGCAGGCGGCGTTGCTCTTGAGGAGCCGGAGCCTCCGGTTCTGCCGCAACCAGAGCCCGATCAGGTCATGTCGATGCGGGCAATGACAATCAGCATCGACTACGACAAGACGTTTGCCACTGACCCGAGGCTGTGGGGTGAGTTCGCGAAGGGATCGGCGGCCGCAGGCAATCGAGTCGTGATGATCTCGCGCAGGCCCGATACTCCAGAAAATCAGTCAGTCGTTGGAAAAACTCTGGGAGAATACAAAGACGCATTCTCTGATATCCTGCTCATCGGCGAGACGATGAAAGATGAGGCCGCGAAAGCCGCTGGCATCGATGTCGATGTGTGGGTTGATGACTCGCCGCAGTTCATCCGAGCCGAGAATCGGGCAGCACCTGACTCAATCAGCGTTGGAGACTTCGTATCTTGGGGCAGTGGCACAGGCCGGGGACGCGGAAAGATTACTCGCATCGTTCGCGATGGAGAGATCAACGTGCCTGACTCGTCGTTCACGATTACCGGCACTGAAGACGATCCCGCTGTGCTCATTCGTGTTTATAAAGAACTCGCCGAAGGATGGCAGCCGAGCGACGTTCAAGTAGGCCACAAGGCAAGCACATTGACGAAGATCGGAGCCCTCGACTGATGCCGTATCATGTCATGAAGAGCGAGCAGTGTCCTATCTCAAAGCCTTGGGCAGTGATGAAGGACGACCCGCATGAGGTTGTCGCCTGCCACGAAACTGAGGATGATGCGAATAAGCAGTTGACGGCACTTAATATCGCATACTCAGAAGAAGAGCGAGCCAAGTACGACCACATTGATTTCACGCCACCAGCAGGCGTGAGAGAGGCAGCGAAGAAAGGTCTGGAGTGGCGAAGAGAATATGGACGCGGCGGCACGGCAGTCGGCGTTGCTCGCGCACGCGACCTGAGCAATGGGACGAGAATCAGCCCGTCAACTGCAAAACGGATGAAGGCATACTTCGACCGGCACGAAGTAGACAAGCAAGGCGAAGGCTGGAACCCCGGTGAGCCTGGATTTCCTTCAGCCGGGAAAATTGCGTGGTATCTGTGGGGCTCTGACGCAGGGTGGTCGTGGTCGAAGAAACTGGTACGGCAAATCAACGCAGCAGACGACGAGGAGAGATCAATGGGTATTGAGGTTCGTTCAATCAAAGTGACCGGCGACGAAGACCTGCTCCGCATTGAGTCGCGAGCCAAAGAAGAGGGGAGCGAAGAGAAACAGCAGTGGATTGTCGGCTACGCTGCCAAGTTCGGCGTCGATTCGCTCGACATGGGCGACTTCGTTGAGCGGCTTGATCCCGGTGCATTCAGCCTCGTCAGCGAGCGACGAGGAAGAAAGAAGCCGCTTGAGACGCGAGCCCTCTGGAATCACGACGCCAACTATCCGCTGGCTCGCTACCCTGACACGCTGCGGATGACCGTTGATGAAGTCGGCCTGCGATACGAGTTCCCTGTTCCTGACACGACCTATGGCCGCGATATTGCTAGCAACATTGCCAACGGCATTGTGCGTGGCTCGTCGTTCTCGTTCACGATCGCGCAGGGCGGCGAGGAGTGGAGCGTCGAAGAAGGTCGCAGCGTCCGCACTGTCAAGAAAATCGAGCAACTCTACGATGTCGGGCCTGTGACATATCCCGCGTATCCTGACTCTGGCGTTGCAGTTGCGAAGCGGTCATATGATCTCTTCCGCGAGCAACGTGCCGAGCAATCGCAGCGGCGGCAAGAGTGGGCGAAGAATATCGCTGCACATCGTGAGTGGCTGGAGAAGCATGGCGAAAACAGGTGATATTTGCCCGCGATGCCGCAAGGCATATTTGGCGACTACATCAAGCCGAGCGACGGGGCCTCTGCAAGTCCGATACTTGAGATGCAGCAAGTGCGGGCATACTGATCGCTGTGTTGTCGAGGCGGCAGACGTTCGGCGACGACCTCGCTGCTGTCCTACATAGGACACTTTTTTTCAACCATCTCTTGATGGATTGGCGTGAAGGTATTTAGTTTCGTTTGTAGGCGATATAACGCCGCACCGAACACAGGAGCAATCACTCATGGCATATGCAGAAAAGATCAAGTCGCTGCTCGACGAACTGGCCTCCGTTGTCGCTGAAATGTCGGCAATGGAAGAGGGCATGGAGGAAGGCTCTGCTGAGATGAGTGAAGAGCAAGAAGCCAGCCTTCGCGAACTCGCCGAGCGTGCTGACAAGATCAAGGAGAAGATCGAGTTCTGCGAGCGGATTCAGGCGAAGGAACTGGAACTGCGAGCAGTCCTTGAGCGTTCTGCTCCTGCTGCTGCTATCGAAAAGAAGACCGAAGTCACCAAGAACGAGGAGCCTGAAGTGCGTCACTTTGCAGTGCCGAAGGCAGTTGGAAAACTGCGGGCCTTCACTGGCCCGAATGCCGAAGAGCGAGCCTACCGATCAGGCATGCACATTCGCGGCTATGTCTTCGGTGATGCCGAGGCTCGCCGCTGGTGCGAAGACCATCGCGTTGAGAGCCGGGCTCAGGCTGGCACGATCAACTCGCTTGGCGGTGTGCTGGTTGCCGACGAGATGAGCAACGAGATCATCCGTCTGGTTGAAGAGTACGGTGCCTTCCCTCAGTTCGCTCGCCGTGTTCCGATGTCGAGCGACACGCTCATCATCGCTCGCCGCACCGGCGGTCTGACTGCTCGCCCTGTTGGAGAGAACACCGAGATCAGCACGAGCGATGTGACCTTCGACAACGTGCAACTCAATGCGAAGATTTGGGGCATCGCGAACCGCGTTCCCAACTCGTTGCTTGAAGACTCCGTGATTGATCTCGCGGATGCCATGGCTGTTGAAATCGCCCAGTCGTTTGCGGAAGCCTTCGACGACGCGGGGTTCATCGGCGACGGCACCTCGGCCTACCACGGTGTGGTCGGAGCGACTGTCAAGATCGACGATGGCAACCACACGAAGAGCGTGGTTGATGCCGACACCGGCAACAACACCTTCGACACCCTTGACCTGCTCGACTTCACTAACGCAGTGAGCCGACTGCCTCTCTACGCGAGGCGAAATGCAGCGTTCTACATCAGTCCGGCTGGTTATGGCTCGTCGATGCTTCGCCTGATGATGGCGAGCAACGGCAACTCGGCCAGCGACATCGCTGGCGGTGCTGGCCTGAACTTCCTTGGCTTCCCTGTCCGGTTGGTTCACAGCATGGTCAGCGACCTCACCGGAACCGGCGAGCAGATTGCCTGCCTCTTCGGTGATCTCGCACAGGCTGCGACCTTCGGCGAGCGGCGAGCGGTGAGCATCCGCACTGCTTCCGAGCGATACATCGAGTTCGACCAGACGCTCACTTTCGCGACGACTCGCAACTCCCTCGTCGTTCACGATCTCGGCAGCACGACGGTGGCTGGCCCGATTGTTGCCCTCAAGTTCGCATCCTGATCTCGGAGATAAATAGCAATGCAACACGTTGAGAACACGAAGTCGGTCACCAAGATCGAGACGGCTGACATCACTACGGCAACGACTCATCAGCACAGCATCGACACGCTGGGCTTTGGTCACGCCTCAGTTGATGTTGTCTTTGAGCCTGTGGCTGCGGCTGGCACCAACAGTGCCGTGGCGATCGCCCTGAAGTTGCAGGAGGGTGACACGACTTCATCCTACAGCGACATCACCGCTTTCGTCGGTGACGGCACTGGCGGCTTCACTGTCCCGACTCCTGGCAACACGACTGACACCAACGTCGTCCGATTTGATGTTGATCTGCGAGGACGCAAGCGTTATCTCAACGTGTACGCGACTCCGCAGGCTGCATCAGTCATCGCCAGCAATGTCCGCCTCGGTAAGGGTGAGGACGGCGTTGACAGTGCCGCAGATAAGGGCGTCAAGGCTGCCGTAAGCGGCTGATCCTGACGATGCTCGAAACAAGAGCGAGGGTCGCGATTTTGCGGCTCTCGCTTTTTTTATGGAGCAATCATGCTGATCAAGATCGGTGACACGACGGCAGACGTTCGCGTTGAGGCAGTGATGAGTGTCCCTCGCCTTGGCTTCATGGATAACTTTTACGCATGGGCTGAAGCACTCATGCCGCTTGGCATTCGTCCGACGAAAGTGACCGGCGCGTTCTGGGGTCAGTGCCTCCAACGTGTAATGGAACAGTTCGTTAACGATTGCGAGTATATCCTCACGATTGACTACGACACGTTCTTCACGAAGCAAGATGTGGAGCATCTACTGACGCTTGCGATGACCTTTCAATGCGATGCCGTGACGGGGCTGCAAACGAAGCGAGAAGACGGCAGGCCGATGCTCACGATGAAAGGCATGCTCGACAGTTCGGAGAATTCCTCAACAGTTCCGCGAGAATGGTTTTGCGAACCGGTTCAGGAAGTTGATACCGCCCACTTTGGCTGCACTTTTATCTCGACGGCAGCCCTCAAGAGAACTCCGAAGCCGTGGTTTGTAGGAGTCCCTAACGATAGCGGAGAATGGGGAGACGGCCGAACGGATGATGATATCTACTTCTGGAGGCAGTTCAGGAAGGCGGGGAATCGTCTCTATGTCTCGCCTCGCGTTGTGCTTGGGCATGGAGAGTACATGGTGACATGGCCGGGAGAGAATCTCTCGCAGCCGGTTTACCAGCACAGTACAGACTTCCTTGTGAATCATCGCAGACCGGAAAACGCATGGAGGGTGCCTGATTGAGATTCCTAGACAACCAACGCACCGAGTATCGCTCCTTGAATCGTGCGACCGACCCTGCGGTTGAGCCTGTCAGCGTAAGCGAGGCGAAGGCCCACTTGCGAGTCGATATCGATGATGACGACACTTACATCGGGACGCTGATCACCGCTGCAAGGCAATGGGCAGAGGCATACCTTGATCGCTCGCTGATCTATACGCAGTGGGAGATGAAACTCGACATGTTCCCATGGGAGATCGAGATGCCTCGCCCTCCAATGTCACAGGAAGGAACGACGACGGCAGTCAGCATCACATACACACTCAACGAGAGCCTCGGCACTGCAACGCTCTCGACGAGCGAGTATCGCGTTGATCGTGCATCGACGCCGGGAGTTGCTCGCACAAACTACGGCGGCTCGTGGCCGAGCCATCTGGCAGATCAAAACTCGGTGACTGTGACATGGTGGGGCGGCTACGGAGCCAGTGGCAGCGATGTGCCAGCCGCCATTCGACACGCGATCCTTATGCACGTTGCTCATCTCTATGAGCGGAGGCTCGCCGCAGACAATGTGGCATCGAATGAGGTGCCGTTTGGCGTCAAGGCTCTCCTCGACTCGCAATCATGGGGACAGTACCGATGATCCGGCCCGGCGAGATGCGTGAGCGAGTGACAGTGCAGCAAGCCACTCCGACTCTTAACAGCATCGGCGAGGCGACACTGACATGGAGCACGCTGCGAACAGTTTGGGCTGCTGTCAATGGGGTAAGTTCTCAAGAAGCCCTCGTTGATGGTCAACAAGAGAGTCGCGTGACGCATCGCGTGAGACTGCGATATATCGAAGGGCTGAAACACACTGACAGGTTTTTGTGGAGGAGTCGCATTTTACAGATTGTGAGCCTACTCGAATACGCGAATCGCTCAGAGCATGTTGCGGTGTGCGAGGAGGTTGAGTGATGGCACGTTTTGCGGGATCAAAGGTTGAGTTCCCAGAGATTGCCGATATCAAGCGGCAGTTAAAAGCAAGGTTTGCACCAAGAATCACGGCTAAGTTTTTAGGAGCCGCTCTCAGGAAAGCGACAGCACCTGGCGTTAAAGCCCTAAAGGCAGAAGTCCGCACCGGACATAAGCGAGTCAGTGGCAACTTATTGCGGTCAGTTACTCAGGTTGTTCGTCGCTATCCGAGAAGTGGCAACGCGGTAGGACTTGTAGGATTCATGAAGGCTGGAACCGGCAAGACAATACCAACCGCAGGAAGCATACAAAAGGGGAAGGACCGAGCGTTTCATGCAGGCCTTGTGACGTTTGGAACAAAAGAACGCCGAACCAAAAAGGGTTCCATCGCGTCAAGTTATAAAACTAGAGGCCCGTTTACCATAAAGGGACGGTCAAAGAGGGGAAAGTTTGCGGGATCAACTCGCGTCAGAACTGTGCCTAAATCCCCGAAGGCGTTTTTCAAGCGAGCCCCTGCTGGAGGCCGGGTCTACCTTGGAAAAATGCGAGGAAGCGACCCGATTGCTGCTGCTTTGCGTCAGGCCACTCCTGAAATCCGCAGGGTTCTTCGCGAACAAATGTCGGACGTTGTTGAGCGAGCAGCGAGATTCTTGGAGATGGATTTCCCGCCGAGGAACCGCTCATGATCTTTAAGTCGCCTGAATCAGTCGTTCGCAACGCGATGATTAGTGATGCCTCGGTCACGCAGTATGTCGGGCATCGCGTCTATGCCGATCTGGCAACGTCGCAGATTGACCTGCCGTTTATCGTTTATCGCCGCAGCGACATT